GAGAACTTATAAATAAACGAAATGGCAGAGGTTAAAACTATAAAGATAGACGTAGATACTAAACAGGCTACAAAGGCGATGGATGACCTCGCTAAAGCTACTCACGATGTATCAGCAAGTTTTGAAGAAGTATATGGCGAATTACAACCGCTTACTACTCGTATGGGCGAAGCTGAAGACCGCTTGTATGAATTAGCTAACGCAGGACAAACCGCAACTCAAGAATATCAAGACCTCTTAAAGACCGTAGGAAACTATCGCAAGGTACAAATACAAACGGACTTAGCGGTTGACGCTGCTGCTACTACAATGGGGCAAAAACTTGGTGGCGCATTAGGCGGTGTTACTGCTGGATTTTCCGTTGCACAAGGCGCTATGGGTGCTTTTGGTGTAGAGTCACAGCAAGTAGAAAAGGCTTTATTGCAAGTTCAATCTGCTTTAGCCATTCAGCAAGGTTTTCAAGGTATTAGAGAGGCTATTCCGTCGTTTAAATCTTTAAAAACTGCAGCGGTAAGTGCCTTTACTGGTATGACTACCGCTTCTAAAATATTTGCTACTACAGGGGTGCTTGCTTTGGTCGGGGTGTTGACGTATTTACTGACTAATGTCAAAGCTGTAACTCGTGCTTTTGAAGATTTTACTGATTGGTTAGGCATTACTGAAAACGCTGCTAAAAGAAATGCAAAGGCTATTGAGGATAATGCAAAAAGAGTTTCGGCTGCTAATAATATGGCAATGGAATCTTCCAAGCGTAGAGCTGATGCGGTTGCTGCAAATTATGACCACGAAATTAAAATGGCTGAAATCAATGGAAAGAATACTACTCAACTTGAAATTGAACGCAGTCAGAATTTATCTCAGAAGGCTCGTGAGCGTTACAACATTGCCTTAAAAGAATACAAAGACTTACAAGGCATCAACAAGGCTTACGCTGTAGAAAGACGGAGAGAGCTAAAAGATATTTTAGAAGCTGAAAAAGCAAGTATTAAGTCAGAAAGATTTGCAAGAGAAGAAGCAAGAGCGCAAGATAAAAAAGATAGAAGTGAAAGCTATAAAGAGCAAAGAGATGAAAAACTTGAACAAGCTCGCAAGCGTTACGAAGATGCAACAAAAGAATTAGCTGAAATACGTGACAAGGAATTAAAGCCAATAGAACTTGAAAAGATAAAAATACGTCAAGAAGGTTTAGGTGTTTTACAAGGTCAACTTAATCAAGAGCTTGAAATGAAACGTCAGGCAAATGAACAAGAGATATTAGAACTTCAAGTTAAAAGTCAACGTGCAGCAAAAATAGCCGAACAAGCAAACTCTTTTCAAATAAAATCAACATTAGACGGATTGTCAGCTATTGCTTCAATTACTGAATTATTTGGTAAAAAGTCAGAGCAGGCTGCTAAACGTGCATTCCAAGTTCAAAAGGCTGCCAACATTGCAACTGCCTTAATTACTACTTATCAAAATGCAACTTCTGCTTACGCTTCGCAGTTTACTCCAGTACCAACTCCTGACTCTCCTATTCGTGGTGGTATTGCAGCAGGTATTGCAGTAGCTGCAGGTTTGGCTAATGTTGCTAAAATTACTCAACAAAAGTTTGAAGGCGGTACAGCTGTATCTGATGGCGGTGGTGGTGGTGGTTCTATTCCATCTATTAGCCCATCTTTTAACGTGGTCGGAAACTCAGGTGTTAATCAGTTAGCTCAACTTCAGCAACAACCAGTTCAGGCATATGTAGTGAGTGGTTCAGTAACTACGGCTCAGAGTTTAGATAGAAACCGAATTGAAAACGCAACATTGTAACAATTAAAAGTTGAATAGATATGCAAGTAATTGAATTAATCATTGACGAAAAAGACGCAGCAAGCGGAATTGATGCCGTGAGTGTAGTCGAATCTCCTGCCATTGAGGAGAACTTTGTAGCACTATCAAAACACGAAGTAGAACTCAAAGAAGTTGACAAAGAGAAGCGTATCTTAATGGGTGCAGCTCTTATCCCTAACAAGAAAATCTATCGTGTAAACGCAAAGAAAGAGGAGTATTACATCTACTTCTCGGAGGACACCGTTCGTCAAGCTATGGAGTTATTCTTCAAGAACGGAAACCAATCTAACGCAACCTATGAACACAAGGATGCAGTCAAAGGAATGACCGTAGTAGAATCTTGGTTGATTGAAGACCCTAAATCGGATAAATCCCAATTATATGGCTTCAGTTTGCCAAAAGGAACGTGGATGATTTCTATGAAGGTTGACAATGATGAGGTATGGAATGACGTCAAAGCTGGCAAAGTCAAAGGCTTTTCTATTGAGGGTTACTTTGCAGATAAATTAGAAATGTCCTTAGAGCAAAACAAGAGAAATGAAATTATTGAACAACTTAAAAACCTACTTAATGAGCAAATTTAAAACACCAAGCAAAGCAAGTCCAAGAGCAGGTAGCAAAAGAGGCTGCCTATGTGAAGACGAAACATACTCAACTAAATGTTGTGATGGGAGTTTACAAGCTCAAGGAATCGGTAAAACGGCTACTGTAAACGAGCCTGCACCTACTCAAACTGAGGTCAGCGGAGTAAGGACTATCGTACGTCAAAACGGATAAAAATAAAACAAATATAAACACCGAAAATTAGATAAGTATGAATACTACAAAATCAGTTTACAATCGTTTGTTCGCAGAGGACAAGGTTGAGTTAGGCAAACATCAGGTTTCTCTTGCTACAACGGATGAGATTGCGTCTCAATTAAAAAGCATTACTCAGGCATTAACAAAATTCAATAAACTTGATGCCACCGTTCAAAAAAACATTAAGCCTTTAAACGATGCGTATAAAGAAATTGTATTAGCTAAAGACTATGCAAAAAAGAAAGAATCAGTTTTAGCAGGGTTAGAAAAAACACTTACTAAACAAGCTAATGATTTAGGAATTGACGTTAAGCAACTTCCTGCTTGGAAAAATCTAATGGATGCGTATTCATTCACAGGTCAAGTTAACGATGCCGTTATGAACTCAATGGATGCAATTAAAACAATTGGTAAATAAAAACAAATGAACGAAAAATCAATCTTAAACAAAGTCCGCACACTTTTAGGTTTAGAAGTGAAGTTGGAAACTATGAAACTCTCAGACGGAGTATCTATGCTTGAAGCAGAAATGTTCGAAGCAGGTCAACCTGTGTTTATCCTAACGGAAGACGAACAACGCATCCCTGTTCCTGTAGGAGAGTACGAGCTTGAGGATATGCGTATCCTTGTAGTTATCGAAGAAGGTGTTATTGCTGAGATTCGTGAAGCTGCAGAAGTGGAAGAAGAAGTAGAAGTAGAAGCCCCTGCCGTAGAGGAAGAAGTTGAAGCTGCTACCGAGACTGCGCCACAAGCTAAAAAAGTTATTGAGTCTATCGTTAAAGAATCTTTCTTTAGCGAAATCGAAGCACTTAAAAAAGAGAACGAAGAATTGAAAGCGAAACTTTCAGCACAAACTACTGAGGTCGCAGAAGAAGTTGCACCAGTAGAATTGAGCGAAGAGCCTAAGCCTATTTCTTTCAATCCTGAAAACACACAAGCTACCGATGTATTCAAGTTTGCTGCTAAAAGAAACGCAACAACTATGGACACGGTATTATCAAGAATTTCTAACATTAAATAATTAAATAAAATGCCAACAACAACTTCAATCACTACTACTTACGCTGGCGAGTTCGCAGGTAAGTACATTGCTGCAGCTTTATTGTCTGCACCAACTCTTGACAAAGGTGGTATCACAATTATGCCTAACGTTAAGTACAAGCAAGTTATCAAGCGTGTTGCTACCGATGGTATCATCAAAAACGCTACTTGTGATTTTGACCCTACGTCTACAATCACTTTAACTGAGCGTATCCTTCAACCTGAGTCTTTCCAAGTTAACTTACAACTTTGTAAAGCTGACTTCCGTTCAGATTGGGATGCTATCCAAATGGGCTACTCTGCATTTGACGTACTTCCTAAGTCTTTCGCTGACTTCCTTATCGCACACGCTGCTGAGAAAGTTGCCGCAGGTATGGAAACTTCAATCTGGTCAGGTGTTAACGCAACTGCTGGAGAGTTTGCAGGTATTATGACTCAGTTGACTACTGACGCATCTCTTCCTGCTGCACAAGAAGTTGCAGGTACAACTGTTGATGCTTCTAACGTTATCGCTGAGCTTGGTAAAATCATTGACGCTTGTCCTGCTGCTCTTTACGGTAAAGAAGATTTGACTCTTTATGTATCTAACAACATTTATCGTGCTTATGTACGTGCATTAGGTGGCTTCGCTGCTTCAGGTGTAGGTGCTAACGGTTACGATAACAAAGGTACAAACCAAGTTCTTGGAGATGTATTCTTTGACGGTGTTCGTGTATTTATGGCTAACGGTCTTGCTTCTAACAAAGCTCTACT